CCCCCCCAAAAGTCTGTGATCGCAAGATTGCAGGCTTTTTTATTGTTATTTACGACTGGTTATATTTAGCCACCACCTGGCCAATATCAACCCAGTCGTAACTCCTCGAATCCTGAAAGCCCCTATCTTTAGGCACCTAAAATAATTATACGCTTTGGCACACGCCTTGCATTATAATATATTAACTTCAAACGATAACAGGAGACGGCATGAAACTTATAGGCGGGCAAAAACTTAAAGACCTTGGAAACACAAGGTATACGGAAGACTCAGACTATATAATATTTGATGTCGAAGAGGACCTCTTTTCCCACGATCCCGAGAGTAACGTCGATTATATCAACGCCGCTAAATCAGAGTTTTTTGGAAAAATCTGGAACAAAGAAATTGACAATTCTGAAATATCCCTGAACTCACTTCTCGAACTGAAATGTTATAGCTTTGTTCAGCACTGTCAAAACATGAATTTTACCAAAGCCGACAATGACGAATTTGATATTAAATTCTTGGTTAGAAAACTTGGGTTTAATGTCAAATTAAACATTGTCAAAAAATACATTTCCGATGGGGAAATGTCAGAAATAGTAAAAATAATAAACGAAATGAAAAGGAGCTAAACATGCTAAAATTAGAAGAAAGAAAAAACACCACAAAAACGGGTCTGGAAGCACTTGAAGACTTAATGACGAGTTTTAAATTTACGAAAGATGTAGCTGGAGTAGTCGGCAGCGCGTTCGCCTGTGTGGGGGATATCGGCGGGAACGAGGAATTCCTGTGGACCGAAAACGGAGAATTTCGGATCGAAAACGGCGAACTGGAATTATGGGGGTGGGCTGAGCGATATGGTTATGAGCCCCGAGATGTCCGATTTAATTCGATTTGTAAAATCGATTTCGGCGGAGCGGTGAAGTCCCTTGAAACAGCCATTGAAAGGTATAACGTTCTGTGCAGAGAAAAAGACGTGGAAATTAAAAAATTTATGGACCTTTGCAAGGCGTATCAGGCAGATGCTTGACATCCCGCCAAAGATAATATACCGTCCCGGATATGAGAGAATCATTCCGGGACGGTTTACGACCGGACCCCCAGATAGATTTCGTTGAGTGGGCGAATACTCACATGCGGCTGACAAAGGAGTCCTCCGTCGAGCCCGGGCAATATAGATCATCTCGCACTCCGTGGGTCGAGGAGCCCCTCATAGAATTATCCCCGCAGTCCCCCACCACCGAGGTTGTGTTTGTCAAGCCGACTCAGATCGGGGCCACTGTTCTGGGAAATATCTTCCTTTTCGCTATTGCTCACTTGTATCCGGGTCCCGCAATGATGGCGATGCCCACGGACGACATGGCAAAGAAGCATTCGAAGAAAAAAGTAGCCCCCTCAGTCAAAGCAATCCCCGCCCTGCGCGGTAAGATCCGGCAAGAAAAGTCAAGGACTGCTGGAAATACTCTGCTACTTAAAGAGTTTCCGGGGGGATCATGGACATTTACGGGCAGTAATAGCCCCACGTCTGCCAGGTCTGCCAGTGTCCGGTATCTAATTTTAGACGATTATGACGGATTTGTGCCGGAAGCCGGGGACGAAGGCGCCCCGGGCAAGCTATTTAAAAAACGGACGGACGCTTACGGTAATAAAAAAAAGATTTATATAAATTCGACCCCTACGCTTGCCGGGGCATCCAATATTGAGCGTGAGTATGAGACATCCAGCCAGGGCAAGTACCACGTCCCGTGCCCGCATTGTGGCGGCATGCAGTATCTTATTTTTGGCGGTAAGGATTTTACCCATGGGATAAAATTTACCCGGGACCCCATCAAAGTTTGGTACGTGTGTGAGCACTGTCATGCCAAAATTGAGCGTTGGCAGATAGCAGGGGGGTCTTATATACACAAATACCCGGAACGCAAAAAGAGGGGCTTTAAAATCAATTCTCTGTACTCCCCGCTCGGGTGGCTCTCCTGGGAGACAATTGTCGATGAGTTTCTGGAAGCGGCAGCGGATCTCAAACGGGGCGACCCCCTGGGAATGAAAGTCTGGACCAATACCCGTATGGCAGATACCTGGGAAGAAGACGGGGGGCAGCCGGAATGGGTCACACTAACGACCCGGGCGGAGTCATATAAAACCCTGCAAATACCAGCCGGTGGGCTCCTATTATGTGCCGGTGTGGACACCCACGACAATCGGCTTGACGTTGCGGTCAAGGCGTACGGTCCGGGCGAAGAATCCTGGCTCGTTTATTGGGGTTCGATCTGGGGGGACCCGGAGCTATTACAGACCTGGGAGCAGCTCGATGAAATATTATATCGACCGTATCTGCACGCGAGTGGTACGGAGCTGCACATCATATCCATGGCAATTGATACCGGGGGCCACCGGGCGCAGGCGGTATATAATTACGCCCGCACGAGGTCCCCCCGTGTGATTGCGGTCAAAGGCGCAAGCTCCCGGGGTAAGCCTATCATATCACGGCCGGGCAAAGTGGACGTGGATGTCGGGGGCAAAGTGATCAAGGAAGGCGTGGACATTTGGACGGTTGGTACGGATATTGCAAAAGGCACAATTTACAACCGGCTTAAATTAGTTATTCCAGGCCCCGGGTTCTGCCATTTTCCGATCGGCCTGGAGGACGAGTATTACCTGCAGCTCACCGCTGAGAAACTTGTCAAACGGTACGTTAAGGGCTTTCAGGTTTACGAGTGGGTCAATACCCGAGCGGCTAATCACGCGCTCGATTGTGAAGTCTACTGCCTTGCGGCAGCCTACCGCGCGGGGATGCAGACAATAAACTGGCCGTCGATAGCTGCCAGGCTCAGTGTGCCGATAACCCTATTAACGGAGGTACCAGTGACGGATAGGGCGATGGGCCGGACGGTAGAACCACGGCCCCCACGCAAGCAGGTGAGACCGCGAGCGCCGGGGGGGTATACCCGACCTTCATGGATGGGTTGACACGCCCCGCGGCGTGTGCTATATATTAATTTTAAGTCTCTTACGCCAGGCCCAAAAAAGCGTCGTTCATTAATTTGTTCGGCGTTTTTTTTATGCTCTGCTATCAGTATGTTAATAAAGCCTTGACATGCTCTCCCCCATCTGCCATATGTGTGCCAATAGGAGTACACCTTATGGCAGTAAAAACGACGTTAGTACAGCTTGAGGAAGTCCAGGCGGCAATTACTAAAGTTATGTCTGGGCAGTCCAGCGCGTGGGACGGTAAACAGCTTACACTCGCGGACCTCGCATCATTGACACAGCGGGAAACCATGCTGCTGGATCGATATAACTCAGAGCAGGGCGGCGGCCTCACTCGTAACCGGGGGAGGGTAAATCGTGGCTAACATCCTTCAAAAAATTAAAGCTTCCACAAAACTTGCATTAATGCCGTGGGGCGCGTATCAGCGCCGGGATGCGGCGAAGCGTACCGGGTCCATGTCAAATTGGAACCCGACGACCATTTACAGTGACTCGACCCGGGCTATGGAGCGCACAAAAATTGTCGACCGCTCCACAAACCTCGTACATGACGACCCCAATGCCGCCGGTATCATAGACACCTTTGCAACCACGATCACGGGGGCGGGCCTTCGGCCGGTACCCTCATTAAATCCGGATATCCTTGGCATAACTCCAGCACAGGCTCGCCTCATTGAATCCGAGCAAAAATCGGTTTATAAAGAGTGGCAGCCCTGGGCGGATGCTGGTGAGCGCATGACAGACGGGTCTATACAGCACCTTAAAACCAGAAATTTATTTGAATTTGGTGAGTCCCTTGACATAATATACATGCTCAAGGACCCGGCGAGGCCTTATAGCCTCGCATCCATGGTCATAGACCCCCGCAGACTTAAGACACCCACGGATTTAATAAGCAACGAGGACATAAAGGACGGCGTTGAGATCGGTAAATATGGTGCCCCGATAGCGTATTGGATACAAAAAGCGGGCAATTACGCCACAAGTTCTGAGAATTTCATACGTTTTCCTGCCAGGAAAGGGCACAGATGGCAAGTTTTACACGATTTTATCAGTAAAGATCCCGAGCAAATGCGCGGGGAGCCTATTCTCGCCACAGGCATGAGGTTTTTCCGCGACTTTGCGGACCTGCTGGGTTCGGAGTTGACGTCCGGTGTGATCTCAGCCGCGATTGGTTTATTTGTGGAGGCG